GATTATGCTAAAAACCAACGTGTGGGGAAGAAATTTAGAACTACTGACGAAGAACTAGTTATAACTGATTTTATTAATGCGTTAAATATTCCTCAAGGACAAAAACCCGGCCGCCCCGACTACGGCACTACATTGTGGGCATTTGTATTCGAACCAAATACAAGTGATGTTAGAATTGAATTAGAAAAAGAGATAAAACGAATAGGAGCATTAGACCCTAGAGTTATTATTAATGATGTTGTAGTTACGCAAGTTGAAGGTGGCATATTACTTCAAATAGAAATGGCTGTAAGCCCATTTAATAACGCAACTGAATTAGCAGTACTGTTTGACCAGGCTAGCAATCGTGCCCAACAAGTCTAAAATCCATGTTTTTTTTAAGATAAATATATAAAAGAGAAAACATATGGCAACAAGTTCTAGACAAGCAAGCGTATTTGGTGTAAATGATTGGAAATCAATCTATAAAACCTATAGCCAAGCCGATTTTCAAAGCTATGATTATGAGTCCCTACGTAAGAATTTTGTAGATTACTTACGTGCATATTATCCTGAAACGTTTAATGACTATGTAGAGAGCAGTGAATATATTGCGTTGCTTGATATTATAGCATTTATGGGTCAAGGACTTGCTTTCCGTGGTGATTTGAATACCCGTGAAAATTTTATTGACACCGCAGAACGCAGAGATAGTGTCATCAAACTTGCCAACTTAGTTGGATATACTCCAAAAAGAAACAATGCAGGTCAAGGATTCTTAAAAATAGTGTCACTACAAACAACCGAATCATTACGTGATATTAACGGTGTAAGTTTAACTAACTTAAATGTACTATGGAATGACCCGGCAAACCCAAATTGGCAAGAACAATTTAATACAGTATTAAATGCTACCTTAATTGATGCTCAACGTATAGGTAGACCCGGTAATAGTCAAACATTATTAGATATAAAAACAGATGAATACAGTATAAGATTACCAGCTGGTGCAGTAGCTACAACACCTTTTAGTGCAACGGTAGATGGCTCTAGTATGAATTTTGAATGTGTTAGTGTAACTAGTTTGAATAAAAATACACTTTACGAAAAAAGTCCTGCTCCGGATCGAACTTTTAATATTTTATATAGAAATGATAAATTAGGATTTGGTAGTCCTAGTACAGGGTTCTTTATGTATTTTAAACAAGGGACACTACAAACTTATAATTTTAACATAGCTGAACAAATAAGCAACCAAGTAGTTGACTTAGATGTTTCCGGAGTCAATAACGATGATACCTGGTTGTATGCTGTAGACAGTATCACAGACGCATTAACTGAATGGTCAAAGGTAGACAGCGTTTTTGCTAATTTGGGTAGCACAGAAAACAACAACAAAAAGAAAATCTTTAGTGTAACCTCTAGATTTAGTGACCAAGTAAGCTATCATTTTGGTGATGGAGTCTTTAGTGAAATACCAATTGGTAATTTTAGTGCATACATTCGTACAAGCAATGGATTAACCTATACGATTGATCCTAGCGAATTCCAAGGTGTCAATATTACTTTACGTTATGTTAGCAGAACAGGTAGAACAGAAACATTATTAATGACATTAGAATTACCTTTACCGGTTACTAATGCACAAACACGTGAATCTGCTACTAATATTAAAACACGTGCACCTCAAAGATACTATAGTCAAAATCGTATGGTTAATGGTGAAGATTATAACAACTTCCCATTTACATTATACAGTTCTATTATTAAAAGTAAAGCATTGAATCGTACTAGCGTTGGTGTTAGTCGTAACTTTGATTTACTAGATCCTAGTGGAAAGTTCTCTAGTACAAATGACTTTGCTGATGACGGTGGTCTTTACCTAGATGAGTCAGAAGGTTATGTAAACTTCAATCCAAATACTACTAGTGAAATTATTAACTTCTTAACAGAAACACTAGCTAATATTCTAGGTGGTCATAGAGCATATCAATATTATATACAACGTTATCCGTGGGTAGATTTTCCACCAGTCAGTTATCAATATATATATTATTGGCAACAAACAACATATAATGCAACAGAGACCACAGGTTATTTATATAATTATGCAGGACCCGCACAGATAGGTACGTATGTATCAGGTAATGCACAATATATAACACCTGGAGCATTGTTGCGTTTTGTTCCACCAGAAGGTTATTACTTTGACCAATACTCAAATATGTTGATTGAAGGATTATCAGGTCCGCAAGACGTAAAACATATCTGGACAAGCGTGGTTAGTGTAACCGGTGACGGATCAAATAACGGAGAGGGAGTGTTGAGTAATGGATTAGGTCCGGTTATATTATCAAGCCCTATTCCAACAAAAGCAAGATTAACTACGGTAATACCTAGTTTTAGTAATTCAATTCCTACAACTGTAGTACAAGATTGTATCACTGAAATTAATTTAAATAAAAATTTTACCTTGCTATTCGATAACACACTACTTGCAAATCAGAATCGTTGGAGTATAGGTACATATGATGCTCCTAGACATTTTGTAAAGTTTCAAAGTTTGGGGTCTAACAACTACAGAGTAACTTATAAAAGTCTTTCTTATTATTTTGCTAGCGTATCTGATATTAGATTTAGTTTTGATAGATCCAAATTAATATACGATCCGTTGACTGGTAAGATAATGCAAGATTATATTAATATATTAAAATCTAATAGCCAGCCTACAAGTAATGCTCCGTTCCCCAGAGATTTAAAACTACGTGTAGTAGGACAACCAACAGAGAGTGATGGTTATGTAGATGACTATAGCGTAGAAGTTTCTAGCATTGATGCTAGCATGGGCAACGTTATTCAAGATCCAGATTTCTTTAGAGATGTAACTGGATATGTAACCGGATTTGATAATATATTCTATTATGTGTTCTTCCAACGCATTGTAGACACAAATATGTTAACTAGGTATGTTATGATAGATAGTACCTTGATACTAGCATCGTTCCCAACACTACAAGATATTAGTGCGGTTAAGTACGAATTTCCAGTTGGTAGTGTTTTCTTTGCATTATTTGAAAATAAATTCTACCAATCAGTTAACGATACTACTAGCGCCAATATATTTAATATTGTTCAATTGTCAGACTATGTTGCTAAAACTGGACGTCAAGGATTATATTTCCAATATCGTCACGTATCAGATAATACCACACGTATTAATCCAGGCACTACTAATATCATTGATTTGTATCTAGTAACACAGAGTTATTATACTCAATATCAAAATTGGATTAAAGATACTACCGGTGTAATACCAGAACCAACACCACCGACGATTAATGAATTGAACCAAGAATACAGTAATATTAATACTTATAAAATGTTAACCGATAGTGTAGTTCTTAATAGTGTTAGATTTAAACCATTGTTTGGTAATAAGGCTGCACCTAATTTACGTGCAACTATTAAGATTATTAAATCAGGAACAACTACTGCCAGCGATAGTGAAATAAGAACAACTGTGTTAGGTGAACTTAATAATTATTTTAGTATTGATAATTGGGACTTTGGTGATACATTTTATTTTAGTGAGTTAAGTGCCTACTTACATAGTAGAATAGGTGATTTGGTGAATTCGGTAGTGTTAGTCCCCAACGATCCAAATTTAAGTTTTGGCGAATTGTATGAGATACGCAGTGCCCCTTATGAAATATTTGTTAACTGCGCCCAAGCAACCGATATCACTGTTATTTCAGCATTGACACCGGCTGAACTACAAATTAAATAATGTATAGGCATATATAAATGGCAACAAGAATTAGAACAATTGAGTTTCTACCGGAAATTTTCAAAACAAAAACTAACGAACAGTTTTTGAATGCTACGCTTGATACGTTAGTTGAACCACCCAGCTTTAATAAAATACAGGGTTTTGTTGGTAGTAAATTTGGCTACGGGGTCGAAAGCAAGGATAAGTATCTAACAGAAATATCTACGATAAGAAGCAATTATCAATTAGAGCCGGCAGTTATATTTAAAAAGAAAGATACTTCAATAGCAAGTGACTTAATTACGTATCCCGGTATTATTGATGCATTGAGTTTAGAAAGTGGTGTTGCTCCTAACCACAACAAATTGTTTAATAATGAATTCTATTCATGGGATAGTTTTGCTGACTTAGATAAGTTAATTAACTTTGGACAATATTATTGGGTACCACAGGGTCCTGAACCTGTTGTTGTCACTACTGAAGATTTATTAGTTAAGGCTTCTTTTACTATAACATCCAATGCAAATAGTTACGATATAGCAATTAATGATGTCCCTTTAGAAATTAGTAATCCTACTATAACTTTAGTGCGTGGCGGTAGTTATGAATTTATAGTAGATAATACTGAAAAGTTTTACATACAAACTGTACCGGGTATGGGCGGAGTAAATGCTGCCAGTACTAATGTAAGCACACGTGAAATATTAGGCATACAATATAATCAAGCATCTGGTATAGCAAAACAAGTAATTCAATTTGATGTACCATTAGCAGATACGCAAGATGAATATAATTATCAAGAAAGTATTGATGTTGACTTAGTAACAACATTATCGTTTGCTGAATTGAATGGAATGCCATTAAGCAAAATCAAAGGAATTGATAACGTTACCGGTATCGATGGAAAAACTTTTATATTTTATGGTGCAAAGCCAACTGACGTTGGGTTCATAGGTGAATATTATGATGATGTAGACTTCAACGGTGATTTTGCTAATGGGTATTATTCTAATCTAAGTTCTAATATATACCAAATCAAACTAGTGGGTCCCGACTCTGTAATACGAATCATACAATTACATGCAATACCTGACAATTGTAGATTGGTTATTAAATCAGGTAAAGAATATATAACAAAAACATTTGTTAAAAATAGCTACGGTGAAATTATTCAATTGCCACAGTTGACATCAAGATTAGATACATTATTTTATCAAAGTGGCACGTCCAATGTTAAGTTTGGTAAAATTAAGATTATAGATAATCCAATAGATGTATTACTGAACGTACAGGATATACTAGGTAAAAAGACATACACCAGTCCAAACGGTATTAAATTCACAAATGGATTAAAAGTAAATTTTGCTGGAAACGTGTACCCAACTGAATACACAACTGACTTTTATTACGTAGAGGGTGTAGGATCAAGTATCTCATTAATTCCAGTTAGCGAAATGATTGTTCCTGAACCATTTAGTCAGGCGTTTAATACACCGTTTGATGGCACCTCGTTTGAAGAAGATGCATTTGGTGGCTCAAGTTTAGTACCATATGACCAAGACTACATTACAATAAATCGCAGTAGTATTGATAGAAATGCATGGAGTCGCAGTAATCGCTGGTTCCACGTTGATGTTTTAAAAACAGTAGTAGAGAATAACACAGTAAGCCCGATAGCTAGTACTGCATTATCTAGTTTAGATAGTAGAGCAAAGAGACCTATTATAGAATTTTATCCAAATTTAAAATTACTATACTCAGGTAATTTTGGTAAAGCTCCGGTTGATTTTTTAGACACAATAACTACAGATGCATTGTCAACTATTAACGGTGGTGTTACAGATTATCAACCTGATGGTACTGAAAGTGGATTGTTTGATGGTGCAAGAATTGTGTTTGCAAACGATACTAGTCTTGCTGTAAGGAATAAAATATATGTGGCTGCACTAGCTACTATTAACGGTCAACGGATTGTTACTCTAACTAAAGCAAGTGACGGTGATATTGAATATCTGGATCAGATATTAATAACTAGAGGTGACACACATGTTGGGCGTACATTATATTTTGATGGAGACCAGTGGATTTCCTCACAGTTCAAAGAAAGAGTTAATCAACCACCTTTATTCGACATATACGACAACAATGGTATAAGTTTTAGCGCATTTGAATATTATCCTGGAACCAATTTTACTGGATGTACGTTATTCCAGTATGCTGAAACAACCGGAGTAGATGACTCTGTATTAAGATTCCCTATTAAATATAGTGGAGTAGGTAACTTAAGCGACATAGTTTTTGATGTAACATTAAACAGTACCTTCTTCAATTATGTATCTAGTGGAGTATCTATCAACCAGGCTATTAATACTGGCTATGTACACTCATTCATTAATGATAACGAATATGTTCGTAAAATAGGCTGGGAACCAGCGATTGAAAGTAGTTTTCAATATCAGATATTTAATTTTGCATACAATGAAAACACAATAACTGACCAAACTTTTGTATGTGATATTGCAATGAAGGATGCAACCACAACAAACTGGCCAACAATTGTTGTATATGTTGATAATGATAGAATCGATTCTTCTGGTTATATAGTAACGGTGTCTGCAAATAGAACATCAATTAAAATATTAAGTACACTATCAAATAGTAATGCAATAGATATATTGTTATATAGTGACCAGATTAGTAAAACTGGATATTATCAAATTCCAAGTAACTTGGATCATAATCCGTTCAACGAACAAATTACAGTAATCAACTCAGGTGATATAAGAGGACATTTTAAGAGTATATGTAATAACATTCCTAACTTAGTTGGTATTGCTTTTGGGGCAAACAATTATAGAGACTTGGGTAATGTAGTTCCATATGGTATGCGAATCATTCAAAATAGTGCATCATTGGTTATACCTTCTACTATTATAAGAAAACAAAGTCATAATTTCTTTAGTAGTATTTCATATAATTCAAATGAGTATGTAAAGTTTAAAGCATTATTGGTATCTACAGTAAATAGTCAAAACTATACTCCTTATGATTCACCATTATCTATCCTAGATGATTCATTAGATATTATATCAAGTACTAAGAGCGATAGTAGTCCTTTCTTTTGGAGTGACATGTTACCTAGCAAAACTGCTTACGTAACTAATACATACAATTTTAAAGTAGGATTGGGTGATACGGTTTATCCACTAGTAAGAACATATGATTTTACTAATGCAAATTATTATAGTGTGTTGTTATATATAACTAGGTTTGTAGATGGTTTATCTAAGGACATTCAACTGATACGTAATGTTGATTATGTTGTATCGGATGTGGATCCTTATGTATTAATTATAACAACTCTACAAGCCGGCGACATAGTAACGGTCAAAGAATATAATCAAACATATGGTAGTTATGTTCCAAACACTCCTTCTAAATTAGGATTATATCCAGTATCTATACCTGATATCATTTTAGATGATACTTATTATAAACCTACATTCATGTTAAAAGGTCATGACGGTTCATTAACTAAGTTATACGGTGAGTATAACGATGGATTCTTGCAAGACTTCAGAGACAAAGCACTTTATGAATTTGAACTAAGAATATATAACAACATCAAAGTTAACGCAGAGATCCCGTTATTACTTGATGATATACTTCCTGGTGAGTTTAGAACCACAGAGTACTCATATGATGAGTTTATGAATCTATACACTACTACGTTTTTAAACTGGACTGGTTTAAATCGTATAGAATTTAATCAACAATATTATGATAGTACCGATGAGTATACATGGAATTATAAAAAAGCAACAAATAAACTAACTAACAAATCTTTTACCAAAGGTAGTTGGAGAGGTATATATTTATGGCTATACGATACAATATCACCTCATATTACACCTTGGGAAATGTTAGGTATAACTAACAAGCCAATATGGTGGGATGGATATTATGGTAGTTCTCCTTATACTAGCACCAATGACCTACTGTGGAAAGATATCAGTAATGGTTATGTATGGAATGACGGCTCACCATATATTAATAAAAAGAGAATTAGACCAGACTTACTAAAGATTTTACCAGTAAACAAAAACGGTAACCTAATAAGTCCGTTTGAATCATGTGTTGGAGCATATACACAGCGTACATTTAAAACTGACTGGGATGCGGGTGACGTTGGTCCCGCAGAATATGCTTATCTAACAAGTAGTGCTTGGCCTTTTGATTTGATGCGTATATTTGCATTAACAAAACCTGCTAATTTCCTTAGCTTAGGTGTAGACCTAGACAAATACAAATACAACGCTGAGTTTAAACAATACTTAGTTGATAACAGATTTAGGTCTTCACCTAGTGACATTACCATATATGGAAAAGATGCATCAACTGCATCTCATAGTTATTTAAATTGGATGGTTGACTACCTACAACAATATGGATTGCAAGGTAATGAAATATTAACAGAACTATTGAACAACCTAGATGTTAGACTAACTTACAAGTTATCAGGGTTTAGTGATAAAAATCAACTTAACTTTTATGTTGAAAAAGGTTCACCAAATAGTAAAAATAATAGTTTACTAATTCCTGACGATAGTTATAATATTTTATTTTATAGAAATGAACCTGAAAATACTATTGTATACAGTAGCGTAATTGTTCAAAAAACAGCTAATGGATTTAAGGTGTATGGCAATAGCCAAAATAAAGCATACTTCAAATACATGGAACCTATAACCAATGGTAATTATACTGAGATTGGGTATGGCGCAATTAATATTAAATTAGCACAAAACTTCACAGAAAATATTAGTGTCATTCAATATGGACATGAATTTACTAGTGCGGTAAAGTTGACTGAATTTTTAAACGGTTATGGAAAATATTTAGAATCGTTAGGTTTGAAGTTTAACACTGTAGAAAACGGTACTGAAGTAACATGGGCCCAAATGATTATTGAAGTCTTGTATTGGTATCAGTCTGGATGGGAAGATGGTAGTAGTATAAACCTTAATCCATGCGCCAATGGCTTTTTAATCAACAAAGAATTTAACACAGTACAATCTTTATCATTAGTACATGATAATTATATGCTAAGTCAAAATTTACTACCTATTCAAATAAAAGATTTATCTATATATAGAAATGGTAACGAGTTCTCAGCTAAACCTTTAATTGAGGGGGATAGTATCAGCTATGCACAATTAGATTTGAGCAACGTTGAACATGTGGTGGTATTTGATAATGACACAGTATTCAACGATGTTATATTCAATTTGACTACTGGATTGCGCCAACAAAGATTATATGTAAGAGGAACCAAATCAAGTGATTGGGACGGAACATTAACTGCTCCTGGGTTTATATTAAATGAAAACAATGTTGAAGAATGGACATCAAATAAAAAGTATACCAAAGGAACAATCGTAAAATTCAAACGTGAATATTGGATGGCTAATATTCAAACTATTGTACCTAGCACTACTTTCAATTATAACAATTGGTTAAAAACTAATTATCAAAATATACATGAGGGGTTATTACCTAACCCTAGTACAAGGTCGAATGAATCATTATTATATTATGACGAGTTCCGTGGTAACTTAGAAAGTGATGGAGATTTATTAGGATTCTCCTTAATTGGATATAGACCACGCACGTATCTTGCTGATGCTAACTTAAATGATGGTTCTCAAATCGGTGTTTACAAGAACATGATTGGTAGTAAGGGTTCCAGAGACGGACTTGACATATTGCAAGGTATTGAACTACAGAACCATACATTAGAATACGATATATATGAAAATTGGGCGATCAAGTCAGCAGAATATGGCGGAATATTAAATCATAATTTTGTAGAGTTTACATTAAATGAAAACTTATTAACCGGTAACCCGGCTATCGTTAGTTTAACTAATGGGTTCCCTGTTACAGGGGCACATCAACAAGTTCCTTTATACGATTTGGTTAACTATGAAAGAGTTATAAAAAGTCCAAATGTCCTACCAATTGTTACTAATGGATCATTAGTTAATATGCCAGACTCTGGATATGTAAATTTAGACGATACATATTTAACTGGTTATACTATTGAAAGATTAGATAAAACTACAGTAGGGTATGTATATGCTAATGATTATATATGGATTGCAGATAATAGAGGTAACTGGAATATATATACTCCGATACCATTGGGAAGAAGATTAACTTCGGTACTTAATAATTTAGATGGTACTGTAACTTTCACATTTGATATTCCGCATTCACTATCAAAATATGACGGTATAGGTATTGTAAACTATGACTATAGAGTAGATGGGTATTATGTGATTGTTTCTATTAGTACAAACAAAACAGTAGTAGTAAATTTATCATTACCTAATAGTTTAAATGTTATCACCCCTAACGGTCTAGGATTAGTGTTTAACTTACAAAGCCAAAGATTAAGTAGTCCTGTAGGTTTGTTAAACTTACCATTAATGAATAGTGAATATACTAAAAACACTGTTTGGATTGACAAAGACGTAAATAATGATTGGGCTGTGTATCGTAAGTCATTAAATTATAAACTAACAAAATTTAATAATGCAAATATTAGAAGTTTAAACAACACAACCTTTGGTACCGCAATTGCATATTTACCTAAGTTAGGATATTATGTAAGTGACCCCGGTGCTGGTAAGTTATATAGATATATTCAAGCATCCAACGGTGGATTCTTACTGAGAGATACTATTACAAAAACTGCACCATATGGTAAGAGTATTGCACGTAATGAAGAATTTATGGTAGTGTCAAAACCAGATAACGTGACAAGCCAAGTATATGTATATAGAATTGTACAACTTCCAGAAGTGGAAGCATTAGTTGAAGAACAAATTATTACTGTTGCCGGTGCTTATGTTGGTACAAGTATGACCTTCAGCGGTGATGGTAATTTCTTATACTTAAGTGCAGTAGATTATAATAGTATTATTGCATTCCAACGTGATGTTGACCCTACTTATCTATTCACTGGAATTGCACTTGCGGTAACTACTGAACCACTAAAGAAAGAATTTATTGTTACAGGTGACAAAGTTTCTGTTATTCCTCCTGGCAAACGTGTCACATTTTGGCAATATAATCAATATAATACAGCTACTATATTCAATTTAGGATATGATGCAAAGTCCGGATATACGTTATTACAAGCAACAAATGATTATGAAGTATCTGGATCTACTACAACAGGTATCAATTCAACAAAAAGACGTTACTATATACAGATTAAAGGTATAGTTCCAACTGGTACAAAAGTATCATTTGATCCAGAAAGTGATCCAGTAGATTATACGGTTATTTTAAGTAATACTGAATATGATTATGTTACCGGAATGACTAAGTTATACATTGATAACATGCAAAGCGTGTTATATACTCAATTGTTTAGTTACTTGGATAATGCTACTCAGCATTTCAATACCTTTGATGAATTTTTACGAGTAGCAATTTATCAAAATCCTGCATACGTACATCTTGGAACTGTACTTAAGGTATATTCAGTAACACAAGCACTGGATTATGTAACAATAATTACCGGTGAGTATATTAATACAGTGGTTGACACTTTTACTGGTAATGGAACAAAAGTTACATACGACTTACAACCAACCTTATCAACTGGATTTGTTCGCACTATTAATAATATTGCAGTAACGGTTGGTGGTTCAACTGTGTTGCCGGCATTTTACACATTAACACAAGAAACAATTACATTTACTAATATACCAGCTAACAGTGCGGCAATAGTAATAACAACTACAGTAAACAGAACAACATTCCATACAGTAGAACGTATAGGATATAGTATTACGCCTACAAATATTGATGGTGATAATGCATTCTTAAGAACAGTAAACAACAATTACTCATTGCTGAATTTAATAAATGCAGGAACATTTAGCCAAGCTGGCGACAACTATGGATATAGCATTGCAACAAATTATGATGGTTCAAAACTATTTGTTGGTGCTCCTAAAGCCAACTTTAGATATAGCCCGGATCCTTTATTACCGGTAATAGCTGATGTTGGTTATGTATATGTACATTCAAGATTAGTTGAATCATGGACTGTACAATATGATAGTCCTCCGTTCTCATTCTATGCATTATATTTGCCATTCAGTCCTGGTCGTGGAAGTCAAATTTTCATTAATGGCATTAGATTATCTACTAGCAAATATGTAGTAATATTAAACTTAGTATTGATTGGCCCGCGTGTTTTTGCAGGAGACATTGTTACATTAAGTAGCGTAAACTTTGTATTAGAACAACAATTAGCAAGTTACGAGGGCTATAATGGCGTAATTGCAGGACAACAATTTGGTACAAGTGTGTCATGTAATAGTACAGGAAGTGAATTACTTGTTGGTGCACCATATGACCGTAGTGGTATAACAACAGCTACACAAGCAGATGATGCAATACCAACTGCACCAGCTGGGCAAGAAGGTGCAGTTTATCGTTATACTAATGAAGGTAAACGTTTTGGTAGAGTTACTGCATTTATTGTTGCCAACAATGTATTAGGCGCAAGTTATCTATTAGTTAATGGTCAAAGCGTACCGTTTCCAAATGGTGATGCATATGATATAGCAGACGCTATTAACGTAGCTAATGTAACAAACGTATTTGCATATGTTACTGAAGATGATAGATTGGTTATTAGATTACGTGATATGAACTTATCTCAGGATAATAACAAATTAACATTGCAAGTGTTCAACGGAAATTATTATTATGAATTAGGAATAGCCCCGTATACTAAAACACAAGTGATTAGAAATCCTCACCCAGAGAATAGTACAGCATTTGGACATAATGTTCAATTTAATGAATTTAATAGCTTTGTGGTATCAGCCCCAACAGGATCAAGATTTGTAAGCACTAAATTTGATTTTAGTGATGATGATTACGCACACAATGATACTGTATTTGATAGTAATTTGACAACATTCCAAGATGAGGCAACTGAGGCTGGCGCTGTTTACATGTACGATTATGTTAAACCATATGCTGAAAGTTTATTAAACACTGGACAATATATCTATTCACAACCATTAAATGATTTAGAACCTATTTACGGTAAAAAGCCAATGTATGGGTCTACTGTTACATTTAATGATTATGTTGTTATGGTAGGTAGCCCTAACTTCAAATCTGATAACGTGGGCGGTAGAGCAGTAATATATCAAAATACTGAAAGAAAACCAAACTGGTCTGTGCATAGAAAATCTAGCCCGGTGGTAGATGTATCTAAAATTAAAAAGATACAATTATATAATAACTTAGATGATAGTAATCTAAATTCATTAGACTATTTTGATCCGTTGAGTGGAAAATTATTAGGTGCAATCGCAGAAAATTTAGATTTTATCTCTATGACTGATCCTGCAGGATATAATAGTATTAATGTTGATACCGGCACTATAGTATGGGGCAAAGCACATATTGGTAAATTGTGGTTTAATACAAGTGACGTTAAATTTATGAACTATCACCAAGATGATTTAGTTTATAACGCAAAGTATTGGGGTAGTGTATTCCCTGGAAGTACTGTTGCAGTTTATTCTTGGATAGAAAGTGATGTAACACCTGCATTCTACGTTGGTGTTGGTACTACCTATGATTTAGAACGTTATACAACTTCATTCGCAGTTAATTCAAATCACAATTTGGTTACAAAATATTATTTCTGGGTTAGACAAACTAATAAACTATACGGTGGTAAAACATTAACTGATAGTGTTATAGAACAATATATTACTAATCCACAGAGTTCAGGTATAAGTTATCTTGCACCATTAAGACCAGACACATTTGCAATATACAATAGTAGAGAATATATCAACGGTTTGCAAACTAATATGCATATTGGTTTTAGTACTGGATCCGGAGAAACACCCACACATAATGAATTCAAATTAATAAGAAGCAATTTCCCAGAAGATTTCTTACCGGGCTTTGTTAATAAACTGCGTGGATATACATATCCTGAAAGTTTATATGATAGATTACTAGATAGTTTTGCCGGTGTAGATGAATCCGGTGCTACTGTACCTAATATTAACTTACCTAGCTATTTACAAATTGGTGTTAATGTAAGACCAAGACAAGGGTTCTTTATTAATAGATTCAAAGCATTAGAAAATTACTTAGAATATGCTAATAGTATTTTAGCAAAATATACAGTAAGTGAATTTGGTAATCTAACATTCTTAACTGACCACGGCGATTATCATAATACTAGAAATTATTGGACTCATACTTATTGGTGGCAAGATGGATACAGTGATAAAACAAAGGCTGCAATTGAAGTAGCATCTTATCCAGACTTACTAAGATTAACACCTAAAGAAGGATTGATAGTAGGTATTGCACAAAATAGTCAAGGTAATCGTGAAGTACATGTTTATACTTCTGGTTCTTGGGTACGTATTGGTTTGCAAAACGGTACTATAAAATTCTTAGATACTCTATGGGATTACCAAACTAATAAGATTGGATTTGGTGATAATTTCTATGATACTGTTGTGTATGATGGATACCCGTCAACTGAAACTAGAAATATTATTAGAGCATTGAATGAGCAAATCTATACTGGTCCTTTATTAGCGTATAGAAACAAGAGTTTGATATTGATGTTTGAGTATATTCAGAGTGAGAATACTGATGCTCATAATTACTTGCCATGGTTAAATAAAACTAGTTTTGCAGATGTAGTATATACAGTGCGTAATTTAGAGCAAGAAAAGAAATATCAACGTGATAACGAGAATTTAATTAGTGGATTTATTAATGAAACTAAACCATATCACACTGTAATAAAAGAGTTAGGGTTCAAGTATAATGCATTGGATACATATACCGGTGACATTACTGATTTTGATTTGCCACCAAAGTACAATGCAAGCATTGATAAATTCGAAACTCCAAAATTAGTATTTGAATCTCCGAATTATGGAGATAATGAATTTTCAATTACAGATGATGTATGGCAAAACTCTGCCTATTCAAATTGGTATAGTGGTTACGGATTAAGTTTAGATACTGTTTCAGATTCAATAGTAGCAGTAATTGTAAAGTACATGACAACTACAAGTAATGTGTTGTTTGTAGACAATGGTAGAGGTATACCTATAGTAGGCACAATGAAAATTGATGATGAACTTATTGGGTATTCAACTGTTGATAGAGAAACTGGCCGTGTTTCAGGATTAACAAGAGGTTTAAACAATTCTCTAGTAACTGTTCATTATCCAGGTACTACTGTTTATATGGATTTACCTGGAGTTATCGTATTAGACACAGGTCGTAACTATGTCGATCCTCCCACAGTCACCGCTTATATTGATACGGAAATTTATCCTATCCCTACCCGTGAAGCTAGTTTATTACCTATAATGAGTGGTGATAAAGTTATAGGTATAAAGGTAGTAGACCCAGGCGAAAATTATGCAGTGACTCCGGAAATAATAGTAACTAATAGTTTTGAAATAACATTTGAAGATACGCAAATTAACTATATTAATCATACGGTATTAGTACCTACTACATTCTTACAAACAGGAGATATGATTAAGTCAACTGTGATAGATGGCACCGGTGGCTCTATTAAGAATGGTTACTATTATGTATATGTGGTAGCGACTGTGGATCAATCAGAAATTATCTCAATTACGTTGCACAAGACTCTTGCAAATAGTCTAAAAGGCGCTGATAAATTCATATTCAAACCAACCTTTCAAGCTATTACTACTACATATAAATTTGAATTAACAGTACGTGCTATTCCTATAACAAGTAACAATTTGATTAGAGGTGTGCAAAACACGTTGCGATTTGATAGAACTAGTTATGTACCTAAGGTAGAAGTCTGGCGTCCAGATGAATTTTGGTCAAGTCCTTTTAGTAGAACAATTAATGATAAGAGTTCTAGTAATATGACATTGTTATATTATAGTAGATCCTATACTAACATGACAGCTACTGCAAGTATAAGTGGCTCGACTGATGCTAAATTTACAATCAATAATGTTCTCTTGGGTGGAAATTATTCAGTGACAATGACAACCGTTGGCGCGGCATATAGACAGAATGATGTTATTAGAATATTGGGTTCTAGATTGGCCGGGGCTAATACTACAAATGATTGCGTAATTACAGTAACAGCAGTTGAAAGAGTATACGCAGATCCTCAATTGGGTGATACTACTAATGGTACTGGCACTAATGCAAGATTCAATATAACATCAAATGGCAGTTCTTACACCGCAACCGTTAGTCCTTTCTATTACGGTAGTGGATACCAAGTAAACGACTTAGTGTATATGGATGGAAGTAGATTTAACGGTACTACTCCTGCAAACAATTTGGTAATTCGCATCACTGGGATTTCAGGTTCTAACGGAAGAGTAGATACGTGTACAGTAACAGGTACGCCAATTAATAACGGGCCAATAAAAACTTTTACTGCAACCGGTATTGCAATAGATGCAAACTTAGCTAGTTTCCAGGGTGCTGTATTACCAATTACGCAAGTAGTTAATGTTGATAACAATGCGGTTGTTGGGTTAAACTACGAACCAACTACATTAAAGCCTGGTCAAATACAAGGTACTCGTATATATTTTTATACTGTAGTAGCACCATTCACATATGATGACACTAGTTCTAATGGAGCTAAGATTGAAATATATAGACCAAAATTTGATCCAAATATTCCGACAAATCAATATACTATTAAGATATTAAACCCTGGCAGTAAGTATATTAGCGGGGATATAATTGTGATTCCGGGTTCTAGTTTGGGTGGTGTCACCGGTCGTAATGATGCAATCATAACAATCGAATATAGTACTGACAACAACGGAGGAGGAATATTATATTCTAACGTTACTGGTACTGCTGTTGGTTTATACAGTTTATATTATTTAAAACCAATCAATGATACTCAAGTTGAAGTATACAAAGATATCAGCATGAGACTCCCGGTAAGATACAACGAATTCACGTATTTGGCAAATACTAATAGTTTTGCATATGCGCCTGAGCCTATCTACTACGGAATGAATTACAAATATGATAGTACTTCAATTGTAACATATGATAATAAAGTTTGGCGTTGTGTAGAAAGTAATAACGACAGAACGTTTGATAAGACTAAGTGGGCTACAATTGAAAGTAGTGATAGAATGCTAAATGCATTAGACAGAATTGTGGCATACTATGAGCCGGCAATTAATATGCCTCCTAAGGATTTGCAACAACTAGTTAAAGGTATTACTTATCCAAACAATACATATTATGGTAATAGTTTTAGTCCGGATGATGAATTATCCTTAGATTTTGAACTACAGGATCAACCGTTTTACCCACGCAATGCTAATATTAAAGCAATAGTGAATGATGGTACTCGTTATGTAGCAGTAGGAGATTCAAATAACACTTCATTTGTTTTGATTAGTGAAGATGGAATAACGTGGGATAATTTTAATATTGCTGACATGGTTTTAGATATTACGGGAATATCATACTTTGATGACCAATATGTTGTTACTACTAGAACGTTGCTTAATCCAATGTTAGTTAGCTTTGATGCTAAGAATTGGGTAACAACTGGTAATCCTATATTATTTGATAAAGCTCCATATGGAAATGATAATTTTGATAGTAGTCCTATCAGTATTCCTCCTGACAGGTTGAACGATGTTATTTTTGCAGACGGTTTCTATTATGCAGTTGGAGAAAGAATATACCGAAGCCAAGATGGTATTGTATGGGTACCTATATATACATTTGGTGGAAGATTATCGTATGATATCAAAGATATTACATATGTAGACTCAGAAAACTACCAAGGGTTTGTTGCAGTAGGCGGTGGCAATCAAATACTATCCGGAGCAGAAACATCAGCACCAACTACAATAACCGTATCCGTTATTTTAAATAGCTTAGACGGAAGCAACTGGGAATTATCAACACCTAATATTTCTAGGTCGTCATTCAATACTATTATTAATTCCGGTGATCTACTAGTAGTTGCCGGAGAAAATAGTGAAATATATTATGGTATAAACGGGTCAAACTGGACACCTGCAGTAATTTCCGGATCTGCAATAACAGACACACTTAACAACGGTGTGTATGCTAACGGTAGATTTGTAATTGTAGGTAATAATGGTACATTACTATCATCAACAGATGGTATAACGTGGATTCAACTAACCAACAGTGATATCACTGAAGTAAATTTAAATAATGTGTCATATGATGGTACTTATTTCTATGCTGTAGGAGAAAAAGCCACTATACTTAGAAGTATGGATGGAGTAACATGGAGTGATGTTTCATATATTACAACTAAGGAACCGTTCAGTGTAGTTAAGGGAAGTGATTTCTTATACGGTTATGGACCAGAAGAATTAGTAGCCGGTGTTATGAGTGACACACTATTGATGCGTGTTACTACTGCACCGGGTTCATATTGGGATAATTCAAGTTTGCTAGCTACTAAAAAATTCTATGAACATACCGGATTCAACATGGTTTCCAAGACTGTAAAATTACCATTATCATTGACTATCGATTTTGATAAGATGGTAAAGAATCCAATACACCTAAGCGTTTTCTTAATGAATGATGTACAAAAAACTGGTAGAAGAATTTATGAAGATTTAACAACATTATCTAATCCTATAAGTTATTCTGTTAATTGGATTACTAAAACTATTACACTAAGCAATGCAATAAGTTCTACGGAATCTATACTGGTAGAAATATATGAAGCAGGTAACGGTAAACAAATATTACGCAGTAATAGTCAATTAATACCATTGCGTGTGAATGAAGAAACAGGGTTTAGTGAAATTCATTTAGGTATTGAATTCAAGCCATTAATTACTAAGCCGGTGGTATATTATAATGGTAGAGAATTAGATTATTTAATTGACTATCTTGTAACCTTTGTTTATGGGTCTTATAACTTTGCTAGAATTGTATTCAACCAACTGTATGACCAAGAAACTGATTATATTTCATTTGCATTACTAGATACTAGTGTTAACGATTTGAATCCGAGCGAATATATGTATAGCCTTCCAACTACACAGCTATTTACCGGTGATGATACTAACGGACAAGATACCTTTACAGTTAAAGGTTTTGTAGGCGGTAATAATAATGTAAATTCAATAGTAGAATTGAATGGTTTAAGATTAGCACCAATAACCGAATATAGTATTAACTCAGCAACAAACGAGTTAACAATTACATTAATTTCTGCTGGATCATTGGTATCTACTGATATTTTATCTATTACTACATACAACGAAACTCAGAGATTATACTTGCAAACCAAAGAGAGAACTGGTATTAATGTAGCGCCAGTTTATACTTTAACTAATAAAGATTATATCATTGTAGTAACAGCAATTGATCCTGATTTTGATAGCGGAGATTTAGTTAGAATAGACGGCTTAGTTGGGTCTGACAATCTTAATAACAACGCATATTATATAAAAGCTGAAAGTACATATGTTTTTGGTGGTGTAACATATTATCCATACACATTATATACTAATTCAACACTAACAACTCCTGTACTTCCTGAACTAGCAGAAAATCATATAGGTGGTGGTTATGTATGGAAAGACGAATTGACTTTTAAAATTGAACAACCAATTAACCCTACTACTGACCCTAATGCTGAGTTTCTTCAGTACAACGATAGTCGTAGAGCATGGGTTACAATTAATGGAAAAAGAGTTGACCCGTCTAATTTAAGATATAGTCCTACGTTATATACATTGACTGGTACTATAACAATAACCGCAGACACTGACACTGTAATAGGATCCGGAACATTATTTACTTCTGAATTACTAGTAGGAGATTCAGTTATAATTAACGGTAAGGGTTATACAGTAGATACTATAACTAATAACACTAATTTAAAATTAGTACAACGAATTAATACCGGTAGCGCATCTGCTATTTTATTGAAAAAGTTACAAAATAAGATTAATATTTTAGCTAGTGTTGAATATGACGATATAGTAGTGGTAACAAGTACGGTAGATGGTCCTACTCCAAATTCATTGAGTTTTGACATCATTATAGACAATAAAGGAAATACTGATATTTACCGCGCAAATGACGATGACGGTACCTGGCTAGTCAATAACTTAAGACAAGGTGATAATACTATATACCTATACAATGTAAATAATGTAGTAGATGTTATGGATGAAACAACAACTGTTAGTTTAGTGGGGAATACTAAGTTCATATACGTTCAGTTCGAAACAACAAAAGTAAAAGACATTATTATAAAAACAGACACTATGACATTACCTAGTTCTTATTATAAACTAACCACTTTTAATAATAGAAATGCAATTATTTTCTATAATGGTGTAGAAGTAAATGATGTACTAACTGTCTCTATAAGACTGGGTGATATTATCGTCATTAACGGGGAAAAGATACGATTTAGTAGAGTAGATATACTGAATAATACTTTATCAGGATTAACCCGCGGCGTTTTGGGTACAAGCCCGGCAGATGTACATGTAACATATGATACTGTGTATGGATTGACACCGAAAAGAAGACTGGATGACAAGTATTACAATGTCACTTGGAATACTAGTGTTTATAACACTGCCGGAGACCCGTTACAGATTAGTGATACTGAAGTTGTCAGATTCTTAAAGAACGGATATTATTAAAAGATAAATAAATTATGAATGAAAATACTGAAAAATCAGAAAAACCTGACGTAAAACCCGAATCTAAGCCAAATGAACAGAGTGGGTTTTTATTCAGTTCTGCTATTAAAATTTACGATCCGAATAGCAAAGAAGTTCTGGTACAAATGCGGGGCGATAATTAATGTCAAAAGTCAATATTCCACTAACAATTGAGGGCTTTTTAAAAGTCTACGATCCTAACGACGGGGAAGTCTTTTATGACGGCCACAATGCCATTCACTATGAAAACATCAGCGTGGCTATCGCAGATTCATTAAGTAGTAGAGGCCAGGGTGCTATCTTTAAGATTGCATTTGGTAATGGGGGCAGTAGCGTTGACCAAACAGGTATTATCACTTATCTCCCTACAAATACATTAGGTCAGAATGCTAGCTTATATAATCAAACATACACTAAGATTATTGATGATACTAGCATTCTGAATGATAATCCAATTAGAAATAAAATGAGCGTAAATCATACTACAGGTAAGGTTTATACTGATATTATTGTCCAGTGTTTACTAGATTACGGTGAGCCTTCTGGACAATTAGCGTTTGATAACGGAACACAAATGGAGTCAAACTATGTGTTTGATGAGTTGGGATTATTAGGGAATTACGGGACAGATGATGCGGGTAATGAATTAACTAAGTTATTGACCCATGTTATATTTCACCCGGTTCAAAAGAGTTTGAATAGACAAATTCAGATAGATTATACGGTTCGAATACAGAGTCTAACTAATCTAGTGACAATTTAAGATAAATAATTACAAAGCGGAGTAATATAGAAATGGCTTATACAATAATTAGAAGTAACGGTACAACACTGACTACAATTCAGGATGGTACTATTAACACGGTTAGTACCTCACTAAGTTTACCGGGACGAAACTATGCGGGGTATGGACAAGCCCTAAATACTAACTTTGTCAGGGTAATAGAGAACTTTGCAAGTGATACTCCCCCTGCAAACCCACTAAAGGGGCAGTTGTGGTTTAATACTACACTGAACACATTAAATGTGTGCCCAGCTGACGGAACTACCAGTTCAATTGCTTGGCTTACATTAACATCAACAAATTCAGGTGGTAGTGCAACATTAGGTAATTTAACAGTTACCGGTAATATAGCAACAAATAATCTATCAGTAACGAATTCTTTGGCATCAGATACATTGAGTGTTCGTTCAGCTACAGTATCTGCGGATTTAACAGTAGGTCAAGCAACAATTACTTCAGCAGTCGCCGGAGCAATAACAACACAAACAATTAGTACAGGTGCACCTACTACAACAGGTACTATTACAGGTACTTGGACATTAGTCGGTAATGCAGCCTCAGGTGGTAACGGATTAGTAGTAAGTTCAGGTAATATTGCATTTGGTATAAACAGTTTGAACGGTATCAAGTGCGACAAGTATATGTATGCAAATGGAGTGATGTTTAATCCTAGCGGAACATACACAAATGGTAATGTTTCTGATTATCTGACAGGTGGTAATGGTATTAATGCGTTTACAGGAAACATTACACCTACTAAGATTACTACAGCAACAATCGCAGGTGGTGGCGTAATTTCAGGTATCTGGACATTAGCAGCCGGCGCAAGAATTCAAGCAACATACGCTGACTTAGCAGAACGCTTTGCAGCCGACGCAGTTTATGAAGTAGGCACTGTTGTTGAATTAGGTGGTGCTGAAGAAGTTACTGCCGTAGTTGATGACTTAAGCGAAACAGTTTTTGGAGTTGTCAGTAACACAGCGGCATACTTAATGAATAGTATGGCAGGAGAAAATGACACTCACCCTCCAATCGCACTTAGCGGAAGAGTACAAGTTAAAGTTATAGGTGAAGTCAAAAAAGGCGACAGACTAGTAAGTGCTGGCAAAGGTTTTGCCCGTGCTGCCAAAGAAGGTGAAGTAACCGCATTTAATAGTATTGGTCGTGCATTAGTAGACAAAACTACATCAGGCGAAGGCACCGTCAAAGCAATTGTAATGGTGAAATAAGGAACCACTATGACCTACAGTAGAGGTTCAACGGTAGCGGCTCTTGATTTCAACTCATTAGTAGGAACAGACCCGACTACAACTCAAAATACATTAAACGCTATCTGGGGTACAGGTAGTGGAGAGTTTGGGTACGGTCAAACACCTGTTTCTACTGTAGCTACTGGCGGCTCTATTACAGCAAATAATTGGTTTGATTTAATGTCTCGGATAATGACTATTGGAGCACACCAAGGTACAAATTTAACTGGTATGATAGCCCCTGCGATTGGTCAGGTTGTTACAGAAGATCCTGCATTACCTTCTAATTTAGAAAAAATTTACGTTAGAAGATTTAATGCCGCATTGCAAGGTAGTACTTCATTTACTACTACTGAAAACGTAGGTATATGGCGCAATTCTTTAGAATTTCATCACGTTGTTACTTTTAGTTCAGGTAATGCCGCACGATATTTTTTCAATATGGGCGGACAACTTGCATTAACTTTCAATAGTCCAAATGGATTTGGTATTAATCAATTGCTCAATAAACTGTCTATGGATTGTGGTACAGTATTATTAAGTGCACCTAGTATTGGTACAGCACAAATTGCCGGTATAGTTTACGACGGAGTAACTAAAATAGGTGGTACTGCATCAGCTGGCTTCAGTGGTAGATATGCACAAGGTAAATATGCATTACAAAACACAAATAAAATAGTACCTACGTTAGGGTATTACGGGTTGAATACATCCTATCAAGAAATATTTAAACAGACAGTTGGTGGCTTCCCTAGTAGGTATGCATACTATCAAGGTTCGTATATTTCTATATTAGCAAAAACTAACGGTGCACAAGGCTTATACGGAGACAACGGAAGTATAATAGAGTTTAAAACTGTTTGGAATCAAGTTCCAAATGGATTGCAAGTAAGTACTGGTACCACTACTACATTGACAGTGAAACCACCACACTTACGTAGTAACCTAGTTAAATCATGGGGCACACCTGTAGTTACCGGTACAGTTGATGGTGAAACATACGGATTATAAAATAATTGGGTAAGTAAATTATCCAGTAAATACTTTTAGGAGTATTTATGGATACTAAACAATTAATCACAGACGCTAAGGCACGTTTTAAACACAACAGCGCCAAAGCATATCTTAAAGACAAATACGAGAGTAAACTTATAGTAGCAGACCAAGGTGGTTTGTGGAAAGCCACACCTGAACTAATAGCGTTTTTATCTATTAGCGATAGAACTAATACAGTTCTTTTAGATACATACCAAAATCCTGTACAGGTTGAAATTAGAAAATTAGAAGTCAAATTAAGAGAAACATATAACACTGTTATGGAACAGTGGCATACTGAATGGAAAGAATTAGAGAAAAACCGATGAGTAGAGGTTTGTTACTGTATGCATTTAATACAGAAAATTTAGATTATTATAAAATGGCAATAGCGACAGCTAAACGTGCTAATCATTTTTTAAATTTACCAGTCAGCGTAATCACTGACGGCTCTACGATATTAGAAAATTACAATTATGAATTTGATAATGTTTTTATACAAGATGCAGACAAATCTAATCGTAAGGGTAAAAGTGTTTGGATAAATAAAGGGAGATATTCGGCTTACGAATTTAGTCCGTATGACGAAACTATATTACTTGATACCGATTATTTAATTAACAGCAATAAACTATTACAGCTATTTGAAATTTATGATGATTTCATGTGCTGTAATAAGACTAGTTTTTTAATGGCTCCACATGATGAGCAAGAGATTATAAGCCTACATAGTTTTACTACTCTTTGGGCTACACTAGTTATATTTCGTAAATCTGATAAAGCTAAACAAGTATTTGATTGCTTAGAAATGGTTCAAAAAAACTACTCACACTATGCAATACTATACGGGTTTTTAGACGGAATGTATAGGAATGATTATGCTCTTACTTTTGCATTAAGAATTGCAAATGGAAACACCATAAACAAAAAAGATTATATCCCATGGAATCTAGTTCATTTGGGTAAAGAATCAAAAGCATATAGAACTAATGATGCACCGTTTAACACTGAATATCTTTTGATTGCAGAAGCAGATAATAACAAAAAACATTATATTAAGATTGCTGATACTGATTTTCATCTATTGGATAAAAGCAATTTTATGGAGTTAGTAGATGAATAACGGATTTGTGATATTAGCACAAAACACACATAATACTGACTATGTTAAATGTGCTGAGGTTTTGGCACGTAGTATAAAACGTGTCATGCCACAGAGCCAAATAAGCCTTATTTCAAATGACTATTCCGATAGTAAAGATTTTGATACTATTATACCTTTGCCGCATGGAGATTTAGCACCCAATAGTCATTGGAAGTTAATCAATGATTGGCAAGT